TTGAACGGTTCTTTTTCGTATGCTTCGGGATCAGCTTTCCCTGTATAGTACAACCATCTATTTTTCTTTAGAATTTTATATTCAACTCTATAATACTCTAAAGAAAGTTTTTCTTGATATATTAGTTGATGGTATTTGCCACACAACTCTGGCACGGAAAGAGATGCAATATCAATATTGCTTTCCGCTTTCAAGAAGGCTGCGTCTTTATCAATCATTTGGATTATCTCATTTATCTTCATAGTACAATAAGTATATCAGAGTTTTATTGAGAATACAAGGAAAAGGTTAGCCTATCTTTTCAATGGTGAATGAGCCAGTATAGGCGAAAGTGGCGTCTACAACAATGGGTTGTAAATCTGTAGCTGTAGCGTCTAGGGAAATTTCACCTAAAGATGTGGGAAAAGTATCTTTAAAGGTGACATTGTAATTGGGGTTTGTTTTGTTTGTTTGGATAATAACATTCATATCACTCTTCATGGTGCTATATGAAGTATCTGCACTTATAGCATCACCGTTCAAATTAAACTGCGGGAACTCGTCTGGAAAGCCAATAGCAATAAGCCAGTTATATACTTCCATATAGTTCGACAAATCTTCATTAACATAAAAACCAATGCTCAGATTTTCAAAAACCAATCTGTCACCCTCAATTGGTGCAGATGAAAATGCTGTAGGTAGAATAGCATTTCCGAGAGCTACTGAAGGGATATTTACTCTTTGACAGAAAAAGTTTGTTGTCGGCATCCTCAGAAAATTAGTTTCAAAGGATACTACATTTAACTGATTTATTTCTTTAGGTAATATTGGCATAATGTTATTTTTTAAGGGTTATAAATACTATTTATAATGGATAAATATATTAAAGTTTATAATGATGTAATATCAACTGATTTCTGTGACAAAATCGTAGCAAAATTTGAGAAAAATAGCTCCCAAATGGAAGTCATAGATAATCATCAAAGACCCACCTTCCAGCAGATAAATCTCCACCAACATAATGAATGGGCTAAATTCAGAACCTCTTTAGATATTCTCTTTAGAAAATATCTTAAACAATATAAAGCTGACTGTGGTATTACAGAATACCATTGGCCAGAACAATACGGCTTTGAACAATATAGAATGAAACGATATTTACCAAATGGAAAAGACCAATTTAAAGCTCATGTTGATGTTCAAAACTATGATACTGCTAGACGATTTCTTGTGTTCTTTTTATACTGTAATGATAATGAAGCTGGACAAACAATATTTAATGAACTAGATATTAATATCCATTGTTCTAAAGCTTCTTTACTTATGTTTCCACCATTATGGACTTATCTACATTCTGGAGCTAAACCAATTAATACACCAAAGTATATTATTGGTTCTTATTTACATTACATTTAATAAGCTTTATCTGAAGCAGCTAACAAGTAAATAATAACATATAAAAAGCACGAATACAAGGAAAAAGTTAAGAAAATTTGTATCCTCGTCTATTTAACGCTACTCTGTTGACTTGGTGTTCTTTTTGTATATCTTCTTTAGATTGTCCATTATATTCAACAGCCAGGTTTTCCTCAATCATTTGTTGATTTAGGTTGACTTTATTGACTATCAATTCACCCAATATCCGCCCAAACTTGCCCTTTTTATCTAAATGAGTTTTGAGTATAATCCAACTACCTTTAGGGCAATAATCGTTTAAAAACTGTTTGGATATGTTTCCGTAATACTTTTCTTCCTTGTCACGGGTTCTACTTTCGGGTGTATCTATTCCAAAAAGCCGTATAGTTTGATTAGAGAGGATTGTATCAAAGCCCAAATCTATATCACATTTTATAGTATCACCATCAACAATTTTAGTTACCTTTGCTTTGTATTCGTGCATACTATGTTGCCCTCAAAAAAAAAGGGGGACAGGGAAAAATCCCCATCCCCCGATTTAGTAAAAAAACCTAAATTACATCAAGTTCGTAATTTGAACTTTTCTGTAGTATTGGTTTTCATCTGCCGTCATGGTTTCTCCGCCAGAACCAACAAAGGGGTTCTTAACCATTCCATAACGCGTTTTGAAGCCAATCTTAGGCTGGAAAGTATTTTCGCCCATCGCGCGCACCATTTGGAGCGGAACGTAAGGGCAGTAAAACAATCCTGCATCGTAAGGACTTGCACCCTTATAGCCAAGTACATAGAATTGGCCAGCTGCCAAAGAGTAGTACGGATCAACATAAACTTTCATGCCGTTCATCGTACCAGCTAGTGTTGACATTGTGTCATCAGGATTGGTTGGATGACCTGTTTCCAGCATACCTGCCATAGACATTGCAGATGCAACATCAGCGGAACAAATCATAAAGTTACCTTTCCCGCGTCGAGTTTGATGTCCGATTTCATTTCGGTCACGCTCGATTTGGAACATCAAACCTTTAAACTTCTCTACTGACCATCGGCCGTTAGAGTCTGTGTCAAGGTTAAATACACCAGCAGCAGTCGTGTTAGCTTGTGCGCCAGGTTTTGCAACTCCGTAGATTGTACGGATAACTTCACGATTGATTTCTTGCAGAATTTCTGTTGACAAGATGTTTGCCAATTCTGTTTCTGCATCAAGACCATGAACTGCTTTCAAGTCCTGAGCCAACTCCGTAGAGTATTCAGCTTTCAGAGCTCGAGATTTTGCAGTTACGGAAGTTTTGTCGATGCTGAATGCCATCTCTGCAAACTGATTATTGGTAGCATCGCCCAGAGCTTCTGCCTGTGCAGTTGTCATACCTGTACCAGTTGTCCATGTGCCATCAAAAGGATTGTTCGTTCCGTCTGTTGTAACATGAGCAGTAGCAGAACCATTTGCACCAGCAGCATTACGTCCAGAGAAATCTGTATCAGACTCATCTGCACCTGTACCAGCTGCACCAAATGCTTCAGCACCACCTTGATTGGTGTAACGTGATTTCATTGCAAAGATCAAACCCGTTGGGCCTGTCATTGGCTGAACACCACAAACATCATATGCAATCATTTGAGGCATAGATCGGCGAACCAAAGAAATTAAGATCGGATCCCAATTATCTATTGCACCACCAGTTGCATTAGTAGGAGCTGCTTCTTTAAGAAACTGCTCTTGGTTTTCCAACAAACGTAAAGTAACATCTCTACGATAGTTGTCTTTAATTTCTGGAAGGTCTTTATGCTCCATTACTGGAGCCCACTTCTCAGAAATAGTTTCGGATAAATACATTTTCTTACTCCTTTAATATTTATTTAATTAATTTAAGTTAACGATCACTCATTCCATTATTTTTTTGATAAGTGAGAAATTGCACTCATTACACCATCCATACGACTATCACTTGGCCCAGTTACAACAGGATTGTTGGTGCCTGCAGTTTTCTTGTTATCTACTACTTCTTTTGTGTCTGATTTGAAATAGCTGTTCTTAATAACATTGAGTTTTTCCGCATACTGTTCATCAGTATCGTAGTCAACGTCTTCTGTTAATTCTTTCAGCTTTTCAATATCGGTATCAACCATTCCTTCTGAGACTGTTTTGAAGACTGATGCAGCTTTATATGTATTCAACTCTTTCACGGTTTCCATGTGCTTCTCAGTTTGCTCGTCAAGTTTTGATTCCAATTCGGAAACTTCAACAACAAGGCTTTCAAAAACATCTTCTTTCTCTTCAGGTACATCAATATAATGTTCTACAAACAACTTCTTCAAACCAGAGATAAAACTATCTGTAACTTCGTTACGAACACCAGCTTCAACCATAAGTTTGTTCTCTGTCATCCATTCCTTTGTTGCGTAATTGAGATACTTATCCATGTTTTCAGTCATTTCGTCTTGCATGGCTCCAATACGCTCGTCTTGCTCTTTCTTAGATTCTTCTCGAATCTGTTTTCGGATTTTTGCAATTTTAGATTTTACAGCAGCTTCAAAGATTGTAGCAGCTTTAGATTTGAATTCCTTAGAAAGTTCTTCACCATTAACTAGAGCAGCAACATCTTCCTCTACATTAACTTCGATTTCTTCTTTCTTCTCTTTTTCATCTTTAGCTTCAACTTCCTCTTCTTCCTCTTCGTCTTCTTCTTCTTTAGCTACTTTCTTGCTTTCATCTTTTGAATCTTCTTTATCATCTTCTTTTTTCTTTTTCTTTTCAATTGCCTTTTTCAAAACAGGAGGAAGTTCACCCTCTTCAACTTCTTCTTTATCTTCTTCTTTCTTTACTTCTTTTTCTTTAGATTTTTCTTCCTTCTTTGCTTCTTCTATCTTTTTCTCAATTTCACTATCTTCCATAATTTCTGCTTCTTCAACTTGTCCATTTTCTTTAGCCATCTTAATACTCCTTTGTGATTAGTGTACTATTTATAAGATTATAAATTATCCATAAATTTTTGAAATAATTCAATCTTTTTATTTTCAAGTTTCTTGGATACTGTATTCTTGATTTCATTCCGAATATCATATTCAATTTCACCATTAATACTAAACTCTCGTCCCTCCATAATGCCATTAACAAATGCTTCTGGAGCACTAGGGTCTGAAACAATATCAACGGTAGATAAAACGAAATCCTTTTGAACTTCATTTACACCTGCTTTGTTCTGTTTAACTGATCCAAGTCCTCTTGAACTTACTCCCAAACGTACACCAGACTCTATGAGATTCTTAACGATCTTTCCGTTAGGTGTATTCATAATTTTAGCTTTACCTATGAAGTTTTTACCTTCTTCATAAAGTTCTGTGATAATATGTGAAACCCTGTCAAGATTGATTGTTGGGCCCATTGGATGACCAAGTTCTCCCAATGCTCTTTTCTCTTGTACAAATTTCTTATTATAATTCTTTACTTCTTTTTGTAAGACAGAAAAAGGATATACTCTACCATTCTGATTCTTAATATCAGACTGCATAAAGATACCCTTAATATATTGTTCTTTTGCTTTACCTTCAACAATATACTCGACATCTTGTGAACATTCGGTAATTAATTTCATTCGCTCTCCTTTGTTTCAACCTCTGGGGCCTTATCGTGTGTGACGTATTTAAACCCTTTTTTAAAATCATCTATAGCTTGATGTACTTTGTTTTTCATCATATCAGCAAATTGAACATTAGCTTTTGTAAATTTTTTATCAATAATATTTTTAATTAGATTGGGATTATTATCACTCATTTGTTTTCCTTTCGTTTAACATAAAAGATGCATTATTTATTTGTTCTCTAAGTTCATTTTCATCAACCTGATATTCAATAGATGCTTCTAAGATTGCTTTATTAATTCTCATAACACCATAAGTATCGGTCAACTTAAAAGCATAATAAATTGCTTCATCCATATTTCCAATATTAGGTGAATCAGAAACTTTCTTTTTATAATTCTCAATAAAAGCTGATTTAGTTATTTTCATAATTACATTGGAGCTGTAGTGTTACCTGTTAAATCTGGATTATATAAAAAGTCATCAGGTGCAACACCAGTTTCTTTCTTAATCTGTGCATCAATCTCTTTTATTTCATCATCTGTTTGTCTTAAAATATTTTTCCTTACCCATTCATCAGAAACATATTTTCCAACATACTCATCAATGCCAGAAAGAATTTCAAACCGTTCCCTCATAACTTCATTTTGTTTTAACTCTGCATAGTGTGAATCTTTAGTCCAAATATATTCTAAAGAATCTTTAATTTCTTGCCAATCTTCCTCTTTGATAATACCTTTGAGTATCAACTGGACTTTAAGTAAATC